TGGCTTTTGTTATTCTAGTTCTTGCTTATATTATTACCGGATTTTACATTAGCCATCAAGGACCTTTAGAAATTACTTCAGTTATTTCATTGGGATATTTAACAATCACAGCTTTTATCGAATCTTTTGGAATTTTGCATGAGTCTCTTAATATATCTGGGAATACTAGATTGATTTGGGATTTGGCTTTAATTTTCTTTGAGATTATTGTATACATTTATATCCCTATTAGCGTTTTAAGCATGTAAAGGAGGAGTTATCATGAAAGCCAAGCATCAAGCAATTATTTTAGAGTTTACTAATGATATGGACCCAGAAATGATGGAAGAAGTTCTTAATAAAATTCAAGCAGAGCTATTTGAAAAATATCACTATTGTAGTATTAGCAATACTATAAATGAGTCCCGAATCCCAGAACTAGATAAGATTACTAAAAATAATAAAATGTGGGATAAGTGGAACGCAATGTCTAAAAATAATAAGGAGGAAAAGTAATGGTAAATGAAGGATTAATGTCGTCAGAAAAGAATTATTGGGAAACACCTCAAGATTTTTTTGAAGATCTTAATAAAAACTATGATTTTAGCTTTGACCTAGCCGCTAGTAAGGATAATGCAAAATGTGATAACTTTTTCTGCGAGGAAGATGACTCACTTACTAAGGACTGGCATGAGCTTAAAGGCAACCTGTTCTTAAACCCACCATACGGTAGAGAATTAAAAAAATGGGTCAAGAAAGCGTATGAGGAAAGTCTCAAAAAGACTGATGGCTGTATTGTGTTACTTATCCCAGCAAGAACGGATACTAGCTACTGGCATGATTTTATTTTCGGAAAAGCACAAATAAAGTTCTTACGTGGACGGCTTAAATTTGAACTGAATGGTGAAGCAAAAGATTCCGCACCATTTCCATCGGCTATTGTTATTTATGGTAAAAACAAAGAGTATATGGAGGAAAAATAATGAAAACTATTAGTTATGAAGATGCCATGAACTTAATTGATGAATTTAGTGATAAGTATGAATTTGTAGAAGAAATTGAAGGAGAATCTGGTCGATGGGATCAGTATATTCAAATTATTTTTAAGAGTGGAAATAAATACTATGCTTTCGACTATTCACGAGGATTAACAGAAATGCAAGAAAATACTATTGATACGGTAGAACATTATGAAGTAGAACTTTATTCAGAATCACATTTAGAGGATAAAGTAGAAGTCTACCCAGTTGAAAAAGTAGTTACTACATCCTATAAGTATGTACCTATTAAGGAGGATTAATAATGAAAAAATTAATTAAGAAAAATGAGGAAATATCTGGAGTTACATTAGTCTTTGAAAACTGTGAAATCATGACTATTCCTTATAAAGATCTTACTTGGTTACAAGTTGGCAATATAAATCAAAACATTGTTTTTAATGGAATTGCTAAGTATACTTCTTGTAATTTATTAGCAGAAAGTCTAGCAGTAAGTATTAAAAATAGTTTCCTGAAAGAGTATAGCCGGGATGAATTCTGGTTTGATGAAGAAATTACTACTAAAGAAAGATTAAAAGAGAACGATATTACGAGCATATCTCTAATTGTTAATAAAAAAGATGTTGTAGAAAACAAATTAGAAAATTTGGATAAACCAGATCTGGATACTATCTCTAATGCTATCCTAGAAGAAGGAAAGACTATCGACATCTATGTCCCTTGGGATGATTCAGACGATTATGTTAATTTTTATCAGAAATGTGAAGAAGATACCGATGGATTTACTATTAGCATCAATAAGGAGAATTTAAATGGAAAAGATTGACATAGAAGATGATTACTCTATCTATTGGTGGGTTATTAGGCATTTCAGGATTATGGATTTTCAAAGTAATAAAGAGATATTTAAAAAAGGGTATATTAAATTAGATAGTCCTTTATGTTTAGTAAATAAGAATTTTAAGTACTTTTCTAATAGTCGAATACTCCCTTATGAACTTATCGTGAATTGTATGCTAGGAAATTATCCAAAAGGATATTTCATGCTAGACGAATATATGTATAAAGGGATATAATAATGAGAGTTACTAATAAAAGCGACAATCATCATCCTTTGGAGTACCCTGTTGGGGATGTTATTGAGAGCACTGGTGTAGAAGCTTATGGAAGTGGGAAAGAAGTTACAGCACACTATTTAGTAATCGAAGTAGGAGGCACGTAACGGTAACTGAATACCTGTAAAAGCTTGACATATTATTTAAAATATTATATAATGTTGTTATGTTATATATGAGGTGATAAAATGGAGCATCGAGAAAATATAAAAACAAATTAGGTGGTGATGGGAATGTTAACCAGCTATAAAGTTGAAATTAATCCTACAAGTCAGCAAGCATGGTTAATTGATAGACACATATCCGCTAGTCGTTGGGCATATAACTTGTTTTTAGACATTAATAAACAACGCTATGAAGATGGCTACCACTACATGGGTGCATATGAGTTTAGCAAGTGGTTTAATCATGACTATTTAGATTTTAACCCGGATGACAATTGGATTAAGCAACTGTATGCAAAGTCAACAAAGCAAGCTTTCATTGATGCTGACAACGCAATGAAAAGGTTTTTTAAAAAACAGAGTAGATACCCACATTTTCGTTCATTTAAACGAGGAAAAGGGTCTTTCTACTTCGTTAAGAACAGCAATAAGCAGATTATCAAAGTAGAACGTCATCGGATTAAGCTTCCTAAAATCGGTTGGATACGTTTAAAAGAAAAAGGATATATTCCAACCGATGCCGAACATTTTGTGATTAAACAAGGTCGAGTCAAGAAACATGCGGGTAGATATTATCTAACATGCCTAGTAGAGCAAGCCGACATTAAGTTCACTAAACTTAATGGCGACCCAATTGGAATTGATTTAGGTATTAAGGAGTTTGCCATTTTAAGTGACGGAACTATATTTAGCAACAAAAATAAGAGCAGTCGATTACGAGGAGTGCGAAAACGACTTCGGCGATTGCAAAGAAAGTGGTCTCGTCAGTATCTTGCATTCAAGGCTAGAAAACGGAAAGAAGGAAAGTCTGCTACTGATTTAAATCTAGCTAAAACCCAGCTGAAAATGCAACGATTGTACCAACGTCTTCAAAATGTACAAACTGACTATCAGAAGAAGATTATTTCACAAGTGGTGAGAACCAAACCACAGTGGGTAGCTTTGGAAGATTTAAACATCAGTGGTATGGTTAAGAACAAGCATTTAGCTAAAGCGATTATGCAACAAGGATTTTACGCATTTAGAGAAAAGCTAATAAATAAGTGTAAACAACTTGGGATTCCCGTGCATCTGACTAATCGGTTTGAACCCACCTCTAAATGCTGTCATAATTGTGGAGCTAGAAAAGTTAATTTGTCCCTAGCTGATAGAATCTATCATTGTGACGTTTGCGGTTATATTGAAGACAGAGATATCAATGCGTCTTTAAACATTAGAGATACTGAAAACTTTGAATTTGCCTACTAAATAGGTTTCAAAGTATGTACCGATGGCTAGTCGGGAATTTACGCTTGTGGACTGTTATATCAACTGTACTAGCGAGCTTTTAGCGAGGCAGAACAGGATGAAGCAAGAATAATCTATAACTTTTTATAAGTTATCAGTAGCAACGAATTAGATGGCTATTAGATACAAAACAAGGTCACAGATACTATCTTCCATGACCGACTATATTCTAACCCATACGGATACAATTAATGACTTCACTACAGGGTCAGCAATCGAGAGTATTGATGAGAGTATATCACAGGAATTGGAAGAGTACTATTACTTAACTATTGAGAATATAAAAAAAGGTGTGCAAGATTCTATATTTGAAGCTTTTGGTTTTGAGCGAATTGAAGCTTCTCCCGCTTTTGGGAACTTAACAATCTCCATTTCTCCGGCACTTGAGGCGCCCTTGACCATCTTCAAAGGGACAATTTTTACTTCTTCTAACAGTAATTATCAACAGTCGTACCAGACAATTTCTGAGTATAGTTATCCAAAAGGAACAACTGTAGCTACAGTTCCAGTTTACTGTACAGAATCAGGAACATACGGTAATGTTCCCGCTGGTACTATTGATACATGTAATCAGTTACTAAGTAATTACATCATAAGTAACGATGAAGACTTTCAAACAGGCCAAGAAGAAGAGACTATGTCACATCTTAAGACTAGATTTAATGAGTTTATTCAGTCGATACAAAGAGGAACACCACAAGCTATTGCTTATGCAGCATCTACTGTTACCGGTATATCTTCAGTTAGAACATATGACCCTGTTCCTGGATTTTTATACTGTTACTGTGCGGATACTAATGGGGACTTAAGTGAAGACCTTAAGGAACAAGTGGCTAAGGCAGTAGAACCTTATCGGGGTGGAGGTATAAATGTAACTATTTTGCCTATTCATAAAACAACAATAGATGCCTATGTTGGAATAACGGTATCTGATGATTCCTTAGCAATTAATGGCTTGTTAGATGTTCTTAAGCAGAGACTTAGTAATGTACTGAACAATTATACTGTTGGTCAAAGTCTAACTACTAAAGACCTAATAAAGGTAATCATGGACTTAGATGTTTATGGTGTAACAGATTGTGAACTTGACCTTAGTGCTAATCCCGATATTGTTCTTAGGGGAGGTACGGATATAACAGATACCAACGATATTTACATTGGGGCTTATCATGTAACACCTGATTACTACCAGCCTAAGGACAGATTTACTAAAGATGATACAAGCTTACTAGCTTCATTAGTACCTTCTGGTAAAGTTACAAAGGTAGAAAATGTAGATTCTGTTAGTGCTACAGAT